ATTTATAATTATTTTCATCTACAAAATAAATGCTAATTTTATTTGAATGTCCATTACCGGAAGCGCCAATAGCAAAAGCTTTGCTTACTATATCGGTATTGTTGATAATATGTTTAGCGTAGTGTATAGCACCATTAACAGCGTATTTAGGTACAATATTTTCATCGTCTAAAATAATCGTGTCATCTTCGGAATAGATGTGTAAATTTATGTCGTTTTTATCTTCGATAACAACAAGGAATTCTCTACTAAAAAAAGTGAACTCTGGTTTGCCAACATTGCCATTAAGGCGTTTGCTAGCAGATTTCAAAGCATCCTGTACTTCTATGTTACCGCTGAATTCTCGATAATACTTAACTCCTAATGATTTAATTTCGTCATTCATATATTCATCTATTCCTGATTTTTCATTTGGTTTCAAAATCCAATGACCTCCTCAATTGCTTTTTTAACTTTCTTTATTTAATCTACATCTTAATAGTACTTAACTTATATACGTTTTCAAAATCAATATTCTTTAACATATTAATTTCTATCTCTTATTCTATATTTTTATATTCAAACACTCTTAACGGCTCAAATTGAATAACGTATTTGCCATACCGAGTGGAATAACCATATTTATTTTTGTAATGTTTCAATATTTCTAATACGTGTTCTTCACTTAATTGAACATATTCAGCTAGTTCATATAAGTTACTTACACCGTAGTGGTATGCTTCCACAATAATGTGTAGGGGAAGCGCTGCCTCGTACCCGTGACGCCTAGCGTAGTTTTCAAATTTGCGATTTATGTCTTTAGATTGATCTAAGATATTCCCGTATGTAAGTTTGTGATGTGCTAGTTCCTCGTATAGCACTTCGGCTTTGCGTGTTTCGGATAAATCTTTATCTATCAATATTATGCCGTCTTTATAGAAACCACTATACCCATCAGGTAGCGAATGCGTATCTTTAATTTTAATGTGTTCATTCTCAGCAAGTAATTGTTCGTAACGTGACATTAAAACCAGTCCCTTTATTTATCTTCGTTTTTAAATCTATCAATTAAACTCATTATGTAATCCACGTCTTCTTGTTTAAGTTCGCCCTCTAAATGAGCTGCTAATGTTTGTGGTTGTTCGATTTTTATTTCTTTTCTTCCACTTAACTCATCCAAAGATACATTAAAGTAATCTGACAAGGCACTAGCATGTTCCATCGAAGGGCTAGTAATACCTTTTTCCCATCTGTCTATTGATGCTTTCGAAAATTTAACTTCATATTTTGTATTAAGTCTATCGCTCAATTCTTTTAATGATAAGTTGCGGGATTTTCTTAACTTACTTAGGTTGTCTGAGAAATTAGTCATATTTTTTACTCCTTGTTTGTGTTTTACAAACTTATTATATAAGTTTGTTCTCATATTTGCAACACATTTTACAAATTAATTTCTCAAAAATGAAATTTATTTGTTGACATCGAAATAACTGACCTGTATAGTAATCAGTGTAATCTCATAAATGAGACGAAAGAGGTGATTACAACATGAACAAAAAGAGATATCAAGGTTTAAGGAATTTCATTGATGAGAGTGAATATTCTCATAAAGACGTAGCTAATATGATTGGTATGAACCCTGCACGCTTCAGTCAAAAGATAAATAAAAACAAAAGTAATTTTACTATTGATGAAGCTAGTGCTATATGTGATGTTTTGGATATTAGCATGGATGATTATTTTTTTAATCACGACGTCTCAAAAATGAAACGAGAACCGCAAACAACTTAAAGGAGGTGGATTAATTGAACGAATTAAAAAATGATCCAATTGAAATGTTCAGAACAATTAACGTTTTATTAAAAGAAATACAAAAAAACCCAAACCCACAGTTGATTGAGGCAACTGCGAATTTGGTCTTAGCTTACAAAGAAGTCACTAGATAAATTTTGGTGGTTCAGAACTAGTATTTAAATATTCTATCCAAACCACTCTGTCTAAATTAACGATAATCTTTTCAGGTTTTTCGACTTGAAGAATACCTGCGATTGAAGGTGTGTTTTCTAAAACTTCAACTTCAACATTATCGCCATTATCTAAGTGAAGTTTTAAAGACATATCCTCGTATCGATCCAGAAATTGTCGGATGTTATCAATGTTCACAATATCACCTCCTCATAAGGAGTATAGCAGAAAGATAAATTTATATATTAACCCACAATCGAACAAACAACTTAAAGGAGGAAATAGAATGTTCAGAAAAAAGAAGAATAGCAGCGAAGATTTCAAATTGTATACAAACGTAAGAGAGTTAAAAAGCTTAGTTAATGAGTTCAAAAGTTTAGTCGCTATGACAGAAAACAAACAAATGGAATTAAAAGAGGTAATGAGTGAATTTGAAAGTTTAACAGCATTAACGGAAAACAAATTAGATGAGATTAATAAATTTAAATGGAAGTACAAAATCAAATAGGGCAACTAAAGAGTCACCCCATATAAAGACTAAGAAATTTTCATTTCGGTTTTGCATTTCGGACACTTAGCTTTAGATTTCTTTAAATCCACTTTGTATTCCTTACCACAGTTTATACAGTGAATTTCAATATATCTACTTGCTTTGTCTAATGCTTTTTCAAAGTCTTTCATACCTTTGATTTTAGAACTGATAATAACACCTCCTTTCTGTAAGGAGATAACTCATTATACCAAAACAATCGAACAAACAAATCAAGGAGAGATAGCAATGGAATACATTGGCTTTGCAGACGCAAACGAATTTGTAAAAGTGAGCGGCATTTCTAAGAACGACTTAGAAAAACACGTTTATTCAAATAAAGAGTTTCAACAATCTTGTATGTATCGATTTGGGAAGAATCACAAACGTTACATCAAAATTAGACCAGCAATTGATTTTATTGAACAAAATATATTAGTACCAGAAACGGCATTGTAAAGGAGAACTTTAAATGAAATACCTATTAAGTTACATGGCGATGTTTATCGCAATGATCATCACATTACTTTTAGGAGGTGGTTTTACAACAATTATAGGCGTTGCAATCTTAGTTTTTATCGCAAGTACATTCTTTTGGAATGAGTGGTTAAAAATAAAAAAGACTGAAACTTGCACCAACAAGTAACAGTCGAAGATTTTTAAAAATATATGTACTTAAAATTTACAACTAAATAAGGAGGTCGTCAAGTTGAAACACAAATTACTAAAAATTGCTAACGACTTAAATACATTAATTATATACAGCAAAGAAAATGTTGAATGTTCTTTCGAAACAGGTGTTTGTGAAGATGAAGTGATTTTATTCTTCCATCATTACTCAGATGAGTATAACACAGAAGTTAAAAATATTTTGTTCGCTGAATATCATACATCAGAAGCACTTCATGACAAATTCGAACTAGCTAAAAAAGTGATTAAAGGAGAGTGTTTGATCGATGAGTAACATTTACCAAATTAACGATAAATTCTTATCAGTTTTAAACATGGCTGATGAAGATGTTGACCCACAAGTTATACAAGACACACTGGACTCGATTGAATTAGAACTAAACGAAAAAGTAGATAACATTGTTGGACTTAAACGTAGTGTTGATTCAGATGTGGACGCTATAGACAAAGAACTTAAACGTCTACAAGAGTTAAAAAAATCAAAAGTAAAATTTTCAGACCGTTTGAAAGGTTATCTTTCTGACATGCTAGACCAACGCCAATTAGATAATTACAGAACATCTAAGAATTACATTTACAAACGTAAAAATGGTGCGAGTAAAGATGTAGTAGATGAATCTAAAATACCTAAAGAATACTGGGTTTCACAAGCGCCTAAACTAAATTCAAAAATGCTAACTGATGACTTAAAGGCAGGTAAAGAAATACCAGGTGCGCAACTAAAACAAACAGTTAGTCTGGTGGTGAAGTAGATGACATTTAACATTTCAAACGCTAAAGAAATCACCACAGATAAATCAACGTATCTCATATACGCAAAACCTGGTACAGGAAAAACACACACATTAAATTTTTTACCTGGCAAAACACTTTATATCAATGTAGATAAATCAGAACGACCTTTAAAAGGTAATGAGAACATAGATATTTTAGAATTCAACACTCATGAAGCTTGGGAAGAGTGGGGCGAATTAATGAAATGGCTTAGTAAAAATAAAGAAACAGTTGATCAATACGACACGATTGTAATCGACAACATTTCAGAATTATTCCGTTCAATGCTCGCTAATTTAGGGCGTAACGGTAAGAATGAGCGTGTTCCAGAAATGTCACATTATCAACGTGTAGACTTCTTTACAATTGATAGCTTGCGTTTCTTACAATCGCTAGGAAAACGACTTGTATTTATTGCTTGGGAAACAAACTTCGAATCTTATACACCAGCAGGACAACAAATTACTCAAGCAGTCCCAGATATTCGTAAAACCATTCGTGACAATGTTGCAGGTCTTTGCCAAGTAGTAGCAAGATTAGTGTTTAATGAAAAATCAGGTAAACGTGGTTTCATACTATCACCAAGTAATAACGTATTTGCTAAGAATCAACTAGACAATAGAGAACATTGCTTGCAAGAAGAATTATTTAAAGTCGGTGATGTGGATGACGACGTTTAAACTTTATGACTATCAAGAAAGTTTAGTAGATAAAGCTAGACATATCTTGCTTGATAATCAGGGTGTTTTGATACAAGCGCCACCAGGTTCTGGTAAGTCTGTCATGATTGCAGAAGTCGTAAAAAACGCAGTTAACAAAGGTAGTCATATTTTATTCGTTGTTCATCGTAGAGAATTAATCAACCAAATCAAGAACACACTAACTAAACATGGTGTTGATTTATCTATGGTTGACATACTTTCTGAAAAACGAGCTAGAAATTTATTAAGTGAATTAACTGAACCTAAGATTATTGTTACAGATGAAACACATCACAGTAGAGCAAAAACTTATACAGAAATATATGATTACTTTCCTAATGCATTACGCGTTGGTTTTACAGCAACACCATGGCGTTCGAATGGTAAAGGTTTCACTGATATATACCCACAAATGGTTGAAGGTCCTACCGTTGAATGGTTAATCAAAAATGAACGTCTAGCCGACTATGAATATAAAAGTGTAGTGCTTGCAGATGAAAGTAAATTAAAAAAATCAAGTACAGGTGACTACACAAAGAAATCAATGGATGAAGCAATTCCTAAAGCAATTTACGGCAACATTGTAGAGAATTACAAAAAGTTTGCTAACGGTCAAAAAACGATACTTTATTCACACAGTGTTGAGACGAGTAAGGATATAGCAGAACAATTTAAATTAAACGGTATAAATGCTGCGCATGCAGACGCTAAAACGAACATCGCAGAACGTACGCAGATAATGGAAGACTTTAAAAATGGCATTATCAAAGTTTTATGTAACGTTGATTTAATTTCAGAAGGTTTTGATGTACCCGATTGCACATGTGTCATCTTAGCTAGACCAACTGATTCACTTGTTTTATTCATGCAACAAGCTATGCGTTCAATGCGATATCAACCAAATAAGAAAGCACTTATTATTGATCATGTAGGTAACTATGCAAGGCACGGTTTGCCGGATACGCAACATGATTGGAAAGGTTTTTTTAAAGGCCAATCGAAAAAGCGTAAATCTAAGGGTAACAATGCAGTTGGATTAAAAGAGTGTATGAATTGTTTCATGGTGTATGACAGTAAGTTGAAAGCTTGTCCAGGATGTGGGCATGAAAATGAAATCGAAGAAAACGAACTTAAGAATATAGATGCTGAACTTACTGATATCAAACCATTCAAAGTTGATTATACGCTTAAACGATTTAGTAAAGATGTTAAATCAATTAAAGACTTAGAAACATTAGAAGACTATTACTTGTTTGCTAAAGCAAACAACTACAAAGAATCATGGATTAAGTTTAACCATCCATATTACAAACAAGCACCATTTTCAGTATTATATACAGATTTAAAACCAATTAAACAAAAATATAACTATTAAAGGAGATTTATTATTATGACATTATTTACAACAGATTATTCAAACTTAGAAAATAACGATTTCAGCCCACTTCCAGAGGGAGAATACGAAGTGGTTATCAAGAGTGCTACTGAACGTGCAACGAAAAACGGAAAAGAAGAAACGCAATTACAACTTGTTGTGAGAAACGATTTAAAGAAAACATCAGAATTACAAGCGAAATATGCAAATAGAGTGATTTTTGTAGATGAATGGAAACGCACAATCGACGGTCAATACAAATACAAAATGGATAACTTCATGCACTATTTAAACGGTGTAGGTGTGCCAGAGGGTACTGCAATTGAAAGTATCGAACAACTACTTGAAATGTTCAGAGGTAAGCCAGTCAGAGTGTTTGTAAAACAAGAAGAAAACGAATATAAAGGCGAGAAGCAAATTGTCAATCGTGTTGCACCATGGAATTTTAAACGTACTAAATTCCCACAAGTGAATCATGAATGGAAATCAGATGACGATAAACCAGAACAAAATGCGTTTGCAGGTGGTGTAGATTTAAACAATGATGAATATCCTTTCTAACATTCCAGATGAATTAAAACAACTAGATAACTGGTGTGTATGGAAGTTTGAGAATAGAAACGGTAAACGTACTAAAATACCTTTTAATGCAGCGACAGGTGAGTTTGCTAAATCAAATGATAAAAGCACATGGTCTAGTTATGAAACAGCAGTCAATGCTAAAGGCGTCGACGGTATAGGGTTCTTTTTTGAACCCCCATACCTTGGCATTGATATTGATGATATTGATGATGATCTTCATAGATTTAAGCAAGGTGATAAATTAGACAATATTGTTAGCGAATTTAACGAAGCTTTCAAAAGTTATACAGAAGTCAGCCCAAGTGGTAACGGCTTGCACATTATTGTAAAAGGAAAGATTCCAGGAAGTCGTAGACGTAAAGGCAATATTGAAATGTACGATAGTGGTCGTTTCTTTACAATGACTGGAAAAAATATCGGTAAATACAAAGACGTTACTGAAGTATCAGAACAAGTATTTAAAACAATCTATAACAAATATCTACCAGATAATACTATTAAATATCCAACCACAAACAATTATCAACAAAATATCCACAACTTATCGGAAATCGATGTTATCAATGAAATATACAAATCAAAGCAAGCTAAATTATTTGATGACTTGATGAAAGGTAACTACGAACCTTATTACACCTCCCATTCGGAAGCAGATATGGCACTTGCAAATATACTAGCTTTCTGGTGTGCCAAAGATTACTCACAAATGGATAGTATTTTTAGACAATCTAATTTGTATCGTGATAAGTGGGATGAAAAAAGAAAGAATTCCACATACGGGGAACAAACATTATTCAAAGCAATTAATGAAGCCAACAATATTTATACCCCTAAGCAGCAAACAGATGACAACCCACTTAGATATGCATTAAGTAAACTATTCGATAATCAAGAAGAAACAAAAGAATATCCAATTCGAAGCTATGACGATACAGGTAATGCAGACAGATTTATAGATAGATACGGAAACCTTTACAAATATAGTTACATTGCCAATAAATTTTATATCTATGACGGTATGAAATGGAAAATTGATGATAAAGGGTCAATTCGTAAATTAATCGATGAAATGATTGAAAGTATAAAAAATGAAAAAGTGCTTCATAGCGAAGATGTAACAGAAGAAGAAGCTAGAGAAGTCTTTCAAAAATTTTATAAAAAGACACGTGGCACTCAAGCTAAAAAGAATATCATGAATGAACTCATGCATCGACGACCTGCTACACCTGATGACTTTGATAAGGACGACATGCTTATAAATGTAGCGAATGGTTATATCGACTTAACTTCAAGAGAACTTTATAAACACGATATCAATAAAATGTTTTCACAAATCACTAACACTGATTATACAGAAAAAATGCAACCTGCTGTATGGCTAGATTTTTTAAACGATATCTTTGCAGGTGATCAAAAAGTTATTCGCTACATTCAAAAAGCGTTAGGTTACTCGTTAACTGGAAGTACAAGAGAGCAAATCATGTTCATTCTATTTGGTAAAGGTCGTAATGGTAAAAGTATCTTTGTAGAAGTTATTTCTGAAATACTTGGGGATTATTCCAACAACATGCAAGCCAAGTCATTAATGGTTAAGAAAAACGACAATGTTAATACCGACATTGCACGATTAAGCAAAGCGAGATTTGTAACAAGTTCTGAACCAAATGAAGGTTTTCGTTTTGATGAAGGTTTAATCAAACAGTTAACTGGTGGCGACAAAGTTACAGCACGTTTCTTATATGCTGAAGAATTCGAATATACACCTAAATTTAAAATATGGGTGTCCACAAATCATAAGCCTATTATTCGTGGTACTGATGATGGTATTTGGAGACGTTTAGTATTAATTCCGTTTGATGTACAAATACCTGAAGAAAAAGTCGATAAAGATCTTAAATATAAATTGTTAAGAGAAGCGCCAGCAATTTTAAATTGGATGGCCGAAGGAGCCTATATGTGGATGCAGGAAGGTTTGGCTATGCCAGAGAAACTTAAAGAGGCAGTACAGAAATATCGTAATGAGATGGATACGTTAGGACAATTTATAGAAGATTGTTGCAAAGTTGATAAAAACAGTTCTGAAAAAGTTAGTAATTTACATCAAGCATATAAAACATGGTCTAACGATAACCTTACTTCAACTAAAGTTTTAGGGATGAAAAGTTTTAGTCAGAAAATGGAAGAGCGTTTTGTTAAAGAATCTAGACGAGACGCAAACTATTTTATTGGAATTGAAATAGATAACAAAAAAAGTTTTGAAGAACAAAAATACCCAGGTATAAGAGCAGTTTTTGATTAGTGTGGAAGGTCGTGGAACTTGTGTGGAACATTAAATGTACCAAGTTCCACCATTCGAAGTATTGATATAACAACATTTTTATCTATTTGTGGAACTTGTGGAACTTAAAATAAAGAAAGTTAATATACGTAAAAATAAATTGATGTATATAAAGATAAGCCAGTTTATAAGAAATACCCTCCACACGTTCCACAAAATTATCTAATTCATTGGCACACAAGGTTTTCTAGTGTGGAACTTCAAAAAATAAAATTCCACAAAGTTCCGCAAACCTTCCACAAATTTTTAGGAGGTAATGGAATGAATAATAAAATAATACAAATATTGAATACTAATAAAAATATGGCAGCGCAATACGATAGCGGTGATGGAAATATATTCGAATGCCCAGTCGTATGTTTAGCATTGGTTGAAAATAATGAGGGTCACCGATATGTAGAACTAATGGATATGACGAGTGATGGTGAAATAGACTTTTCCGGCTATGATGATAGTCACTTTCTAGGTGTAAAAGTTTATGACTGAACAACAAATACAAAACGAAATAATCTTAGCAATCAATCAACGTGGTCATAGACTCTTTAGAGCAAATGCAGGCAAAGTCATAACTAAAGACAATCGCGTTATCAAATTACTCCCTAAAGGGTTTCCTGATACATTCGGTTATCGTAAATCGGATGGAAAGTTTATCGCAATTGAAGTGAAAACTGAAAAAGGTAAACTAAGACCTGAACAAATTAAGTTTAAAGAATTTATAGAAACACAGAATGTTTTGTACGGAGTAGCAAGAAGTGTGGAAGATGCAATCAAAATAGTAGAGGGTGATTAATTGGAACACAGAGAAGAAACCATCGAAGTTGAAGCAAAGTTAAAAGTGCGCGTGAAGTACCCTGTGTGGATTAATAACAGAATCACTACAGAAGAAGAACGCGAACGACTTTTAGATTTAATCAGTAACAACCCTGACAAAGAGTTGATGAATGAAGATTTTGAACTAGTTGAATTAATAGAGGTGGAGTAAATGGAAATCGCAAAAATGAGAGTTAAAAATAAATATTTTAGTATCACACCTGATGTAGCAGAAAAAATGCAAAAAGCAGATATCAATTCAGTCATTTTAAGACAAAGATTAGCAAAAGGATGGGCTTTTGAAGACGCAATAGAAGCACCTATTGGAGTAAGACGTAGTGAGTGGAATAGTTTGAAACCTAAAGAGGACGAAATTGCTAGTTATAAAGAGAGAATGGAGCAACGCAGATTACAAGAGTTGAAACGAAAGAAACCACATTTATTTACAGTGCCTCAAAAACACCCTCGTGGTGAATGGTGCACGTATCTTATGGAGAATGACATTTTCTCTAAAGTGAGGGTGTAAACGGATGAAAATTAGTGATTTAAAGAAAAACGATGTAATCAGATTATATAGACGGAATAAACCCGGTTATATTTTGGCGATAGTTGATGAACCCGGTGGCACTAATAGAAAGAATGGCAAATATTTATGGACGAAAATTGAGATGGAAAACGGGAGAAAAATTGAGATAAATGATACTTGGAATTTTTTAAAAACAGATGAGCCATTCACACGTAAGGCGGATATGCAAGAAAAAACAGATATGGTACATGAACCACCGCACTATCAATTTGGTGAATTTTCAGCACGAGTGATTATCGAATTAGTAGGTAAGACATACAAATCAGCGTCAGTATTTTATCATGTGGGCAATGCGCTCAAATACTTAATGAGAGCACCTAGAAAAAATGGTTTGCAGGACTTGGAAAAAGCTAAGCAAAGTGTTGAATTTGCCATAGAGAAGTGGGAGGAGTAAACATGGTGTATATGTACGAACCATTCACTCACACAGTGACTAAGACAGATAGGTGTTAAAGGCTTTGTGGTTAAGGTAGCAGGAAGCAGAGTGACTATGAAAGTTAGTGAGTGTGACATAAAAAGGAACAGGGAGTGTGTAAGGAATGGCAGAAGTTAAGTTATCACAGGAAAGTTATGACGAACTTTTAGAAGATATAAAAGTGTTAAAAGAACAAGAAAATAAACATTACGAAATAATTGCAGAACTAAGAAATGAAAACACAAGTTTGAAAACAGAAAAAGAAGTTGTCTATAACACTTGTAAAGAGTGGATAAAAGACTATGAAGAACTGTATGAAGATTATACAAAATTAACAAATAAAGTCGTTGCACTAGATAAAATTAAAGAATTTATCAATGCAGAATTTAAAGAATATGAAGGTTTAGCTATTACAGATTTATATGACGGTGGTATTTTGTACGCAATAGAGAAAGTGGCAGACATTATTTACGAGAATGAGGAGGAACAATAAATGACAAATACATTAGATCAATTAGTAGAACAAGTACAACAATGGAGTATCGATAAAGATTTGCACAATGGTAATTCATTCACTCAATACGCTAAAACGTCAGAAGAATGCGGGGAAGTTGCTGCTGCATTATGCAGAGACAATACAGACGCTCTCAGAGACGGTATAGGAGACGTTGTCGTTACTTTGGTAATATTAGCCCAACAAAATAATATGACGTTACAGGAGTGTTTAGAACAGGCTTATGGAGAGATTAAAGATAGAACAGGAAAAATGTCAAAAGACGGGAGCTTCATCAAGTCAGAAGATCTCGAAAGATAAAGATATTCTGACTAAAATTCGGGAGGTGCTAGGGAAGTGACACAATACCTAATCACAACATTAACAGATTCAACAGGACGTAAACACAAACATGTAGCAAAACTTAAAGATAATCAGACGACAACTGTGGTTAATGCAGAGAGTAAAGAAGAGGCAATGAAGAAGTATGAGGAGAGCTATAATGATTAAACGATTATTAAATATTTGGTTCACTATCGCAATGTACGAGTTAGGTAAATGGATTGGTAGAGAGTTGTATTACAAGTTGACTGCAAACGATGAGGTGGAAGTGCCGAGTGATTATGCAATTAATACTGATAAGCAAGATATAAACGAGGTGAATTGTTAATGTGGATTATTCTTTCGATTATATTGGCTATTGCACTCTTAATATCATTAAGTGTTCAAAGTGAACTGAGAGTCAAAATAAGTGAATATAAATACTATAACGAATTATTAAGTCGTCAAATTAAGTATTTTGAAGATAACAAAAAGTAAGTATCGGAGGTTTCTTATGAATTTAGGTAAAGAGGATATACCAAAGTTAGAACAGTTCTTTCGTAATTATGAAGATATGAAAGGGCAGTTATTATACAGACGATATGAATTATTATATCAGCCTCAAGATACAAATACTGGTGGAGGCAAAAGTAACTTGCCATCAAGTCCAGTAGAGAATGAAGTTACTAAGTTACACAGTGACTTGAAGTATAATAACTTACAAGCAATTATACAAGCTATTGAAGATGTATATAATAATGCTACACAGGAACAAAAGCTTATAGTTGATTATAGA